GCGATCCCAGCGGTCAACGGAAAACGCCCAGGCGAGATAAGGCAGCAGATGCGCCGGGCATGTGTCCGGCGACCACAGCGTGTTGAGGTCTACCGGAATGTCTGTAATGCGTGTTCCGACGGCTTCGGCACAACGCATGAAACTGCTGGCTGATGGCGGTAACAGTGAATTACTCATTGCGCCCACCTTCGCTGATGGTGAATGACTCACAGCGCGCCGCCTGTATGTCGCTGATGGCCATATTCTGTGTGGGTTCGATTATCTCCACGCGTTGCACACCGTGCACATGCAGTGCGGCAGCAATGGCGGACAACGCCACGTCCTGACCGATAAGCCCCTGTTCAGCCAGCCACTTCCTGAATGACGATTCAGCCGCAGCCAGAATAGGTTCGGATTCCGGGCCGGGGTAAAAGTACAGTTTTGCATTCAGCCGCCATGTCACGATTCTGGCACTCTGTACGGTCAGGCGGTCGGCCACAGGGCGGGTATCCTCTGCATTCAGAACGGCGCGAACGGTATTAAGCAACGCCTCCGTTGCTGTGCCGTCGCCTTCAGTGGACAGGATGGAAACCGTCACATTTGCCGGAGACGGACTGATAGCCCGCGCATCACGCACCAGACCGCTGGCGCTGCGGGCAAAATACTCGTATGCACCTGACGGGCCAGCAACACTCAGGCCGTCGTACGCCCGTTGCGCCCGCAGTCTCAGCGAGGTGTCACTTTCCATCACTGCGTCGGTGGTATCCGTTGCCGGAGTGATAACCAGGCGCTTTGTGTTCATATTGCCTGCGAGGTTGTCCAGGTCTGTCCCGGCGCTGTGGCTTAGCATGCAGGCGCGTGCACCCTCATTGACCCGCTGGCGTAACAGCATTTCACGAAACGACATTGTCTGGGCGATAACGTTCAGGGGTTCCGATTCCAGCTCCAGCGCGGCGGAAACGGCTTCACGCTGTTCGGCGGGATAAGACGCAATCATCATGGCCTTTGTATCAGCCAGAATTGCCTCAAAGTCAGGCTCCGCGATGATGGCGGGGTCCGGTAACTGTGAAAGGTCAACGGCGGGCATGATTTACTCCCTCAGCGTGATGGTTAATTCAACATTCTGCATGGTCTGCATGACAGTGCCCGACAGCGTCACCCCGGCGCGGCCTCCCGCTTTCCAGACAACGTCGATGGCATCCAGGGCAATGCGGGGTTCCCATCGTGTCAGCGCAATCACGGCAGCACTCATGCATTGCAGACGCGTGGTGTTATTCATGGGTTCGTCAATCAAATCAGGCACAAGGCTGCCATATTCCCGTCGCATAACCCGGCTGGCCAGCGGGGTGGTCAGGATGTCCCTGACTGACTGTTTCAGGTGCTCCATATCATTCAGGTTTCCCGTTCCGTCCGGGTTCATTCCTGTGTAGCGGGTTGTCACTGCGGGCCTCCTGTCGAATCGCTGCCACCTTTAACACCACCGTGTTTATGCGTATGCACTGTGATGCCGTTTGAGGTGAAATCGCCGCCGCTGTGCGTGATATTGCCGCTCATCTTTCCTCCTTTTGTGACGTCAAGCGTCGCTGTTCTCAGAAGGTTTGTGCATTCCACGACGGGCGTGTCCAGTGTCACGCTGACGGATGCCTGTAAAGTGGCCGTTTTCATGCCGCTGGCGCTCAGTGCGCCTGCGTCCGCGTCGTAGCGGAACACCGCGCCATCCGGCGCGCTGATCACGATTTCTTTCAGGCTTTTGCCGGGGGCCGGACTGGCATCACTCCACAGGCTGCCAATTATCATGGCGGTTTCCGGGTTGCCGCCAATGCAGGCAATTACCACCTGTTCGCCTGGTGATGGCGGCAGCCACACATTGAAGGCTCCCGCGCGCGTGGTGTTCCAGCGCAGCCAGCCTGTTTCCAGTTCGCCGCTGCGAACGCGCACGCACCAGGATTCCTCATCAACTTCAGAGATGATCCCGGTACGGATGATGTTGCTCAGCAGTCGCATGAGTTCTGCGCTCACCGTACAGCCTCCGCAATCCGGCCCAGCACCGTGTTATAAATCAGGCGCTCATCTGCCTGGCTGATACCCAACAGCTCACGTACCGGGTAATCGGTGAAAATGCCCGGCGCAACCTGATCGCGCTCACCGAACTGATGAACGCGGGCAATACGTGCGGCCACGCCGCTGTAACCCACCGTCACACCGGAAGCATCTGCACGGGCTTTCAGGTAGCGGGCGGTGCGCAGTTTTACGAACATGGGGACGCGCTTTGTGCTGTCCTGGTTGATGCGCCGGGTGCGTATTTCCAGAAAACGGTCGATGTCATCCCGGTAAAACGTGCGGATATTGTTTTTATCCTCATCCCACCCGGTAATGGTTCGCCCGTATTTCCCCGTGTCGTGATGCCAGTTTTTCAGCGTGCGTGCTTCGTTATTCCAGATAAAGCGAATGCGTTCCTGTATCCGGGTTACGCGGCGTCTGCGTGGTGTCCACGCGGTCCCGTCCGGCGCTTTCTGTGACCGGATACGCGCCTGCTGGGCGCGGCGTAAATCCTGTGCCAGCTTTCTGGCGATGTTATTGATGGCCTGCTGATTCAGGCTGTCGCGGATGGCCTCAAAGGTTTCATCCACGCGGGTGAATGCCTTATCCATCGCTTTCACCCCACGTCACATCCTGGAATACATGCGACCAGTCGCCTTCGGAAGATGGCAGGCGGGGTTTTGGCTCAGGCAGGTGTTCTGCCTGCGGTGTGCCCTGACTGCTGCGCATGATGCGAACGCGTTCCCGCAGGGGGAGCGTAAACAGGAGATCGGCGCTGTCATCGTCATTGATAACGGCGGAGAATTTGATGTCCTGATTACGCTCCGGATTGAGCAACAACTGTGGCTGATTTTCGGATAACCACGCCAGCAGCGGCAGCGTGAGGTCGTCCAGCTCCCCGGCGTAATCCATGACAAACATCACCATCTGATAGCGGTAAACAAACGAGGGCGTTTCTCCGGTCGTTTCAATGTTGCCGCTCTCCACGAAAATGGTGAATTTTTCCGGGTTGGCCTGACACCATCGGCATGAACGGGTCATGGCTTCACGCAGGGAATCAGTTTTCAGCATGGTTGTTATCCTCGTTGTTCAGTCGTTGCAGCCTGCGCTGTTCCAGTAATTCAATGGCCCGTTTATCCGCGTTACAGGTTTCCAGTGCATCCAGAAGGCGGTCGCCCCATATACCGAGATTTCCCCATGTGGGAGTATCAGGGAAGGGGGGAGGCGTTACCGGTATGGTCAGCGTCTGCGGTATAAGCCGGACTGACGGCGCTGGCAGTGGCGCGTTCTGCGTGCCTGCGCAGCCTGTCAGTAAAACGAGCGTCAGGCAAAGCGTGGGCGCATTCATCTTTTGCAATATCGTTGCGTAGCTGTTCACGTCTTACCTCTCCGTCCTGATTGCGTTGCTGATTTTCCACGCGGAGTTGCGCCAGCACCTGCTGCATATCCTGTACCCCGGCGCTGATGATATTCAGGGTGTCGGCGGTACTTTTCAGGGTGCTGGCCTGCGCTTCGTTTCTGGCGTTCTCCCGGCCCAGCGACCACGACAGACGCATGGATGTTCCCCATCCGGCAATCAGAAGGAAAGCGACGCCAAGCGTGGGCCAGAGCTTCATGCCGGATAGGCTCCGTGTGGTAACTGAAAATGCGGTCCGTCTTTCAGAGTCTTCCAGTCGCCGCCCCATTCCACCGGAATATTCAGTTCCCGGCTGGCCTGTCTGAATGCTGCTGCGATTTTTTCGTACAGCGGCCATTCCCATGACACTTGGCTGCCGATATAAGCCACAACATCCACGGCATGCCCCGTAAGGTGGCGGCTGTTCATGGTCTGGCTCTTACCCGTGGCCACCAGTTGCTTCTGGCGGTAACGGCTGCGCAACCCTTCGGTGATACCAAAATCCACTTCCGAGATTTCCAGTGCCCGTCGGGTCACTTTCACCAGATCAGGATTTACGCCCTGCAAATTCTTTTCGCTCCGGCTGCTGAATTTAAATGTGTTGCTCATTCGTCCTTCTCCTTCACCCTGCGATTAAAGGCCGCAATAACCTTGTCGCGTGCTTTCTCTGCACCCATAAAACCGATTGATGCGCCGATAAACGTCACGGCATCTTCAGGAAACCCGAAGAAGCGCAACGACCCGGCCACGGCCATGGCAAGAACGCCGCACGCCAGCGATCCCGTTACGGTCTGAACCAGTGTTCGTCCGTCATAAAGACTCATCAGCGCGGAAATGCTGACCGCCGCGCCTGCTGCATACACCGTTGGCAGGTGGTCAAAGAGCCACGCAATAACCTGCTCTGTGATCCCTGTTTGAATGGTGCTCACTGCTACTCCCCCCACAACTGAATCATTTCTCGTTTCTTCTTCTCCGGCTCCGGCATCTCAACTTCCTGCCCGGCGTCCAGAAATACCTGCTGACAGAGTCCGGGGTTGGCATCCAGCACCTTTTCGGTGACGCCCTGCGTCGTGCCGTAGTACCGGAAACAGAGCGAATCCACGGTGTCGCCTTCCAGTGCCTTCACTTTCATCAGCACAACTCCGCAAACATTCGCGGGCGGCACAGAATGTCAGAGATGGCCCAGCTCACATCACGCCACAAATCCGATGTCTGTATATCCAGAGCGTCCGCCCGGCGGTCGCCCTTGTCCGTTGTGTCTGCATCACGATAACGCTCCAGAATCAGGGCGCGCGTGGCGGTATAAACAGCATTGCGCCAGTGCCAGAGATTGACGCTTTCTCCGTTAATTACGGGTGCCGGAACATCGGCCAGCGTCTGATGGCCAGCTGCCTGCTGTTCCTGCTGCCATGCTTCCAGCTCGCGGGTAACGTGTGCCACAGCCCCGGTGGCACTATGCAGCAGGCGGGAGGTGGTCACGCGGCCCGGCAGTCGTACCGCCAGACGCAGCTCGCGCAGCACAATATCCGGCCAGAATGCACCCGCTGAAATGCGGGTATCGCCATCATCGGTATCGGTGATGTCGTCCTCTGCGGGTCTGGGTTCAGTTCTGGCAACCATACTCATGGGGTTCACTCCTGAAAAAAATCGGGCGGTGGGTGCGCGGTGTAAACGGTCACGGAGTTAAACCGGAACACCGCGCACGCCGCCCGCTGACGGGGTCAGTCGTTAACCGCGCTTCGCCTTCTGCGTCGCGGTGGTTTTTCGTGTTGCAGGCTTCCGCGTTGTCTTTTTACTTTTGCTGCTTTCGTCCTGCGCCTGCTGTGCGCTGGCGTCTTCTGGTTCGGCTGCGGAATCGGCTTTTTTCAGGGCGCGGGAAAGGGTTGCAATCTCGCGTTTCACACCTGCGTTCGGGTTCAGGTGCATCGCTTCGCGCAGCAGCTTCAGTGATAAGGCCATGTTGTCTGCATCGGTCAGACCACGACGGGCAAAGGCGCACGCCTTGCATAATTTGGCGCGTACTTCGTCCGGCATGTCCTGGTCGGTGACAATCTTCCGGAGGGTGTCCAGCGGTTCGATAAAGGCGGACAAATCCGCGTCGGCATCCGCCCCGGCCTGCGTCAGTACCGGGTTGCAGATTTCTTCGGTCAGCACTGTGGCAGCAGTACGGCCAAAGTTATCCGGCATAATGAGGTTATGACGGACCACATACGCACCAATACGCAACGCCAGCGGAAGATCGCCGCAGTCAATCGCCCACACCATCAGCGTGGCAATCACTTCATCCTGCTGCCCGCCGTCAGCCTCCAGCGTTCCCTCAATCCAGCCGGAAAAATCCGGCAACAACTCTTTTTTGATGGCGGCTTTCGCGCTTCTGGCCTGTACGCCCTTAAGCCGGGCCTGTGCCAGACGCAGACGATACAGCACCTCTTCATGCGCGGTACGCGCGGCGTGGTCCACGCCTTCATTCGCCCGGCCTGCGCGCTGTGCCATCACGTTCTGCCAGTGTTGCTGTGCAGGAGTAATCATTTGTTCTCTCCGTTACTGGCGGGCATGATGCCCGCCGTGAGTTGATTAGCTGTCGGCGAACTTCAGACCAGTGACCATCGCGCACTTGCCATAGTCTTCAACGACATAAGCGTCATTGATGGACTGGTAGGTGGCGATGCGGTTGTATTCCGGCTCGTCTTTCATCAGGCGACGCATTGAACCTTTCTGCCAGTAAATCGACAGGTTGTTGAACGAGGTGATCAGCATCGTTGCATCCGGGAAGAACGGCGCAAGGAACACGCCCAGCCCGCCAATGGTGCGCGATGACAGGATGAGCTGCCCGGCGAGTAATTCCGCATTGGGATTCTGGCCGCTGATGCTGTTCAGCACGGGCAGACGCAGCGAGTTAAACAGGTTGCGCCCCATAATCACCACGAGGTCGTCAGCTTCCTTGTGCCATTCATCCAGCAGGGATGAACGCGCGTCCTGTACCAGTGCATCAGCGTTCGCATACTTACCCGCGTGCGCCACGGTGTTGTCCATGTTGCGGGAGGTCAGCGTCACGTCATTCATAACGCGTTCGCTGGCGTCGGTTCTGATGTGCTCCAGCCAGCCCACGTTAACGTCCTGAAGCAGCTTGTTGGTGCTGAAGTTGGACTCATCCGCGTGAGACGTGCCGTTGAAACCGATCATGATGCGGTCAAGCGCCACCTGTCGGGCAATCTGTGCGCTGATGCGGGACTGAAAATCAGGGTGTGCCGACCAGGCATCAAGCTGCGGATACGAAATAAACGTGTCGTAGTTCACCTGTTCGCACTGGTATTTGCGGTTTTTCAGATCAACCACGTTATTCGGGTTACGGCGTTTTGTGCCGTCATAACTGGTATTCGTGCGCGCAATTGGCCCGGTGGTATCCAGGAGGATTTTTTCGCCTTTCTGGTCGGTCACGCCGATCACGTTAATTCTTTTTGTAAATTCGGTGCTTTCCTTTGAGGCGTTTTCAAAACGCTGCTGTACCGAGGGTTCCACGGTAAATCGCGATACCAGTGCGGAAACCGGGATATTGTTAAGCGACGCCTGCTGCGCCATATAGCAACCCAGCTTGTTGCGGGTAATATCTGACATCACCAGATTCATAAAAATTTGCTCCTTTGTCTTATCAGAAGTCAGCCAGCTGGTCGGAGGCTGCGCCCGTTGCGGTGAACCGATTCTGCGGATCGCCGTCCTGCGTGCGCAGTTTTTCCTTCAGTGCTGCCAGCTCTGTGGTCAGTAAAGTGATTTTCTGGCTGTCCTGCTGATGGCGGGTTTCCAGCACATTAAAACGGTCGATAATGTCGGCCTGTGACGTTGCGACACCTTCCACCGCTTCCTGAATACGGGAGAAACTGGCGTCATCCGCTTTGCGGCCACGACCAATAATCCCCATAACGCGGTTAAACCACTGGGTGCCTTCTTCCTGACGTTGTTCGGTGAGTTCGATAAGTTCTGACTCCATAGCGGCGGTAAACATCGCCACGTCTCCCTGCTGACAGTTGAATGTCATCAGTTGCATACGTTGTTGTGCCGCAAAGGCCAGACGTTCCGTGCCCAGGCTGGCAGGGGTGTCGGTCATTGCCAGCCCGCGCAGGTAAGGGCCTCCCGTGATGGTTGACTGTGGTTCCAGCTCAATACTGGAGTAAATTTTTTTACCATCGTTAAGCAGGGACATCATGCGAGCGGTCGGCTCAATTTCGGCATACAGTGCCGTGCGACCTGCCAGCGGGCCATCGGTTATGTCTTCGGTGCTCAACCCCACAACATCGCCCATAGCGGAAAACTCGCTACCGGGGAGTGGTGACAGGATGTGCTCAATATTCACACGTGCACCATAAACGGACGGGTTATAACTGGTGGCGGCAGCTTTCAGCATGTCGCCGTTGATTTCGCGCCCGTCTGCCGTTACACCGGAGACAGCCACGCGAAACTTTTTGCGGGATGTCTTTTTTTCATTAGCCATAGTTTTTGCCCCTCTGACTGGTTCTTCAGTCATGATGGCAAAGCGTAACAGGCTGATACAAAGGGCTTTTGTTGTAAGAAAACGGCCAGAACAGGGGGTTAAGGAGAACAGTTTCGCGCGCGGGTAATCTTCCTGTAATTACTCAGGGGGAGCAATGATTCAGGACGCTTTTGTGCGCCAGCGTGCGCGGCAACTTTACTGGCAGGGTTATCCGCCCGCAGAAATATCACGTCTGATGGGAATAAACCCGAACACGATTTATGCGTGGAAAAAACGCGACCAGTGGGATGAAACGCCACCCGTGCAGCGTGTCACGCAGTCCATCGATGCGCGCCTCATCCAGCTCACTGAAAAACAGAATAAAACAGGTGGTGACTTCAAGGAAATAGACCTGCTGACCCGGCAGCTTAAAAAACTGCATGATGGCCAGCCGGATGCGACGGCCACAGGAAAGAAAGGCCGGGCGAAAAAACTCAAAAATCATTTCACGCCGGAACAGATTGCCGCACTGCGGGAAAAAATCATCAGCAGGCTGGAGTGGCATCAGCGGGGCTGGTTTGACTCCCTGACCCTTTGCAGGGAAGCCGGGATACGTAACAGGATGATCCTGAAATCCCGACAGATTGGGGCGACCTGGTATTTTGCACAGGAAGCACTGCTGATGGCGCTGCGTGACGATGTGGCGCAACCTTACCAGCGTAACCAGATTTTTTTGTCTGCGTCGCGTCGTCAGGCGTTCCAGTTTAAAAGCATTATTCAGAAGGCCGCGGCTGAAGTTGATGTGGAGCTGAAAGGGGGCGATAAAATCATCCTCTCCAACGGCGCAGAGCTGCATTTTCTCGGCACTTCTGCTGCGTCGGCACAGTCCTATACGGGCAATTTTTATTTTGATGAATTTTTCTGGGTCAGTCGCTTTGCCGAACTGCGCAAGGTGGCTGGCGCTATGGCAACCCTCAGCGGACTGCGGCGCACCTACTTCTCCACGCCATCCACCGAAACGCACGAGGCATACGCCTACTGGAACGGCGACCGCTGGAACGAGAAAAAGGCCACGCATAAACGCCAGCGTTTTTCTGTGGACTGGAAAACGCTGCATAACGGGCTTATCTGCCCTGACCGGACGTGGCGGCAAATTGTCACGCTGGAAGATGTGGTTAAACACGGCTGGAAACACACCGATATCGACGAAATTCGTGATGAAAACACCGAAGACGAGTTCCTCAATCTCTATATGTGTGAGTTTGTCCGCGAAGGGGAATCGGCATTTAACCTGAATATCCTGATTGGCTGCGGTGTTGACGGATACGACGACTGGAAAGACTGGAAACCTTTTGCTCCCCGCCCGATGGGGAATCGTCCGGTATGGATTGGGTATGACGCAAACGGCAGCAGTGGCAACGGCGACAGCGGCGCTGTGTCCGTGGTGGTTCCTCCGGCTGTTCCTGGTGGCCGTTTTCGAACGGTGGAAACGCGACGCGTTCAGGGGCTGGAGTTTGAAGAACAGGCCAGAGTCATTGAAGAGTTCACGTGTCGCTACAACGTGGAACACATCGGCATTGATGTGACGGGCGGGAACGGGGAGGCTGTTTATCAGATAGTGAAGCGGTTTTTCCCTGCTGCTATTCCGTACACCTTCACGCTGTCATCCAAACGGTCGCTGGTACTGAAAATGCTGCAAATAATGCGTGCCGGACGGTGGGAATACGATCGCGCCGAACGCGAGCTGGTCGCGGCCTTTAACGCCGTGCGTAAGGTGAAAACACCGGGCGGCTTTATCACTTACGAAACGGACCGCGCGAGGGGGATCAGCCACGGCGACCTTGCGTGGGCAACCATGCTTGCTGTCATTAACGAACCAATTGGCGGCGAAGGAGAAAACGAGCGTTTCACGGTTATGGAGTTCTGATGAGCAGAAAAAATAAAAAAGTGCGCATGAGTTCACGCATTGATCTCGCTGATGCGCTCAGGAAAGAATCATCGCTCAGTGCATTCACATTTGATGGTCCTTATCGCCTGACCGGGCATGACCTGCTGGACAATATGTACTGTGCTGATAACGGGCGATGGTATGAAACCCCGGTGGACTGGTACGGTCTGGCAAGAGCCGCCCGGCAAACGTCCTGGCATCAGTCTGCGCTTTACTTTAAGCGCAATGTATTGCTCGGTTGCTACATCCCGCACCCGCTGCTTTCCCGGCAGGATTTCTCGGCGTTGGCGCTGGACTGGTTTGTGTTCGGTAACGCATTCCTTGAGCTTCGGAGCAATATGCTCGGCGAACCACTTAAATTACGGCACGCACTGGCGAAATACATGCGACGCGGAAGCGATCTTGAATCATGGTGGTATGTGCAGGATGGCAAGGACGCGTTTCAGTTTCGCCCTGGCAAAGTGTGCCACCTGATGAATCCGGACATTAACCAGGAAATTTACGGCATGCCGGAATATCTTGGCGCATTACTCTCGGCCAGCCTGTCTCATTCGGCGGACATGTTCAGAAAACTGTATTACGACAATGGATCCCACGCCGGGTGCATCATCTACATCGGTGCAGCGCAGGTAAACCGCGAAAGCATGGACTCCCTGAAAGAAACGTTACAGGGTGCGCGTGGTGGTGGTGCGTTTAAAAACGTGCTCATCCATGCGCCCAACGGGGGCAAAGAGGGGGTGCAAATTTTGCCGTTCCAGCAGATCACCGCAAAGGATGAGTTCATGAATGTTAAGGCGGCATCCCGTGATGATGTGCTGGCTGCGCACCGCGTTCCGCCGCAACTGATGGGGGCGATGCCGGGCGAAAAAAGTGCGTTTGGTGATGTGGAGAAGGCCGCGCGGGTTTACGCAATTAACGAGCTGATGCCCGTCATGGAGGCCATGAAGCACATCAATGACTGGCTTGGCGAAGAGGTGATCCGCTTTAACCCTTACGCACTGTTAGACACCCAGCCCACATCCTGACGCGCTTCGCTTGTCTGCTGCTTCGCCGGGGCATAAAAAATTTATGCCCCGACTCTCCAGCTCCTGTATCAGTCAGATAATTTCACGACGCTTTCCTGCTTATTGCCATCATCGACAGTCAGACTCTTACGCAATCCCACCGCGTTGACTGCATGTTCTCGCCGTCTCAGTGCGATTTTGACGGCCTTACCTTTCACCCCATCAAATCAAAAGCCCTCACGTCTTTTTCACGCTCAGCGTGAGAAATATAGCCATTCTGTTGTGTCGCTGCGACATCGTTCAGGGGATGCTATTTACCCCCTGAAACGCGGGCTGTTCCCCCGTCACCTGCGCGCAGAAAAAACGCGTTTTTTTGTGCACGCACGGATCCTTGACGGATCCAGCCGCCATGCGGGCCGGAAGGGCAAAAAGTCGTTCAAAAAAATTGTGCAAATTTGTGCACTATTGTGCAAACCGAACGGAGTGTTTATTTATAGAAAAATTGAGCCTATGTATACGACGTTGCTTATAAATACATCCCTGACTGTTATGTGAAAATATGCAAAGAAAATTACATGCTATGGAGATGAGAGTTATAACGACCTTTTCTACTTATTTGTAAAAGAGGTCGTTATGTATAAAGTTAAATTATTTTTTACTCTTGATATGTGTAAAAAATATAGCTTTGATGTTTATATTTTATTAGAATACATTATTTATCCTCTTTAATGATTTTGTTATAGTCAAAATCCCAAATTTTTCTGTCAATGCCGTTTGTTGGTGTAACCCGGTAGAATAAGGATCGTAATCCATTGTAAAAATACTGGAGAGATTTCTGATTTTCTGGTTTGTCTAACCAGTTTCTTGTAATCATTCTAAAGAATTCAATATGCTGATTGAATATTTTCTTATTTAATTTTCTTCTTAAACCGGATGTAGACTCATGGTTGTCTTTTCTTTTCTGAATTTCAGTTTCAATTGATTGTAATTGAGGACGTATCTTGAGTAAGTATAACTCTTTCGAAAAACCATTGTTAATTATATCCTGATTTTCCCAGAAGGAAGAGTCGTCGGTATTATAAAGGTGCTCACAATGCTCAAATATCAATTGTTCTGGAGCTTTTTCACCCGGCAGTGATATAATTCCTCTCTGATCCTCAGGGCTGTGATCTCCATCAAGAATACAAATTGATTTTAACGAGGTTTCCTTAAGATGAGAATCATTAAAAATAGTTTTTAAATTGTCTGCACCAATGAAACAATCAATTAAGTGAAATGAATTACTAACTATAGCAAAATTTGGATATTTGCTTATCCAATAACCAAGTATTTCATTAAATAAAAAGCGAGCTTCTTCATCTTCCGTGAAAACTGGTATCTTGTTCCTTGTGTATATCTCATCCTTTGTTTGTGTTTTCAGATACATTGTTATTTTTAATATATCAGGATTATCTAAAAGCAGAGCCTTTGTAATATTGTTAATTAGATAGACAACATGGTATTTTTTATGAAAAGCATATTCTAGCAATGTCAGACTGTGCGTTGTGAAAAATACTTGAATCTTATAATCTTTTGCGTATTGATAAATTTTATCTAATAATCTTATCTGTAAAGAAGGATGTAAAGTGGCATCAAATTCATCTATTAACAGAATGCTTTCTTTTTGATCAGTGGATTGAATAAGTGATTCAAAATAATACCTAAGGCTAACTAATGCCTTGATTATAATGAATATATTGTCTTCCCCGGATGATATGGTATTAGAATCAATTGCTGGGTTATCGGTATCAAATAATGGGCCAGCTTTAAAATCTCCGATATTGTTTGATTCTATGTTTATAATATTAATGCCCAAAAGTTCATTATATATTTTCGATATATAACCAACATACTCTTCTGGTAGGTTTAACGGAATTTTTGTAAGGGCGTCGTCTTTAGTTTCACCAATCGGGAATAGTCGCGATAATCCAAGATATAAAACTGGTTTAGCTGGAAGTGATTGTTTTTCTTTTCCGCGTGGGTATACTGGTTTGATAGCATACCGTTGCGCTTCGTCTGGATTTTTTGAGTTGTGCTTTCTGAAGTCTAGTGTGCTATGATCCAAATAGTTAATAGAAAATAACACACCTTTTGTTCCCTCTGCCGGATCGGTGTAATTTTTTGATTCCCTAACAATTGCTTCCATTTTGGGGTTGGCTATTTTGTTTATAGATTTTATAACTCTAACACAATTACTATTTGAATAATTTTGTGATCGAGATGGTGGCATTTGGAAACCATTGCTAATTAAATGAAGCAATGTTGTCTTACATGTCCCATTGGTTCCTGATATTATATTGATGTCTTCATTGAATGAGAAGTCAATATCTATCAGTTTCTTAAATTTTTTAAAACTAATTTCTTTAATCATCTATATCATCCTTAAATTTAAATGTCAGGGATTTTTATACCATGATTATAAATGATAATTTCTAGACCTTTTTTCTTATCTTGTGCAGTATAATTAAGCGTATAATCAGTCATGTTGAATTCATGATATATGCTTTTATTTCTAGGCACATTGTCATAAGACACAACCCAAGGTAGTTGAATTTCCCGTAGTGTATTAGCGATTTTTACATGATCATCATGTTTATAAAAATTTCTATATAACTCTGCTCCTTTAACATAATAAGGTGGATCAAGATATATTAGACTATTCTGGGGTAGCAATGCTTTTTGGTGTAGCAGAAAATCTACAGCATCAAAATTCGATACGTAAATTTTCTCCTTATATGCACCAATTAGTTCAATCCTTTTAATTAACTCTTTTTTGTTGAATCTTGCATCTAACTTCCATGGTCCTTTTTGTTCTTTCCCTCCAATAACGCCAGCCTTAAGTATTCCTGAACGGTTTGTTCTATTTAAAAAGAAAGTAGATAATGCGACTTCAAGCATACTATATTTATCATTGTTTAGGAGTATCTCCTTTTGAGTATGCCAATTTTCAATAGTCACAGGAACTTCATCAATCATTTCACATAACAGATCGTTATGATTAACCACTGCAAACCAAAAAGAATAAAGGGCAGGATCAATATCATTTATGAAGATATTTTCAACAAGACCGTTAAGGAGCAAACCTAATGCTACACCGGCTCCACCTGCATAAGGTTCAGCATAACATCCACCAATGAGATCATTGTTGCGGAGTATTTGTTCAATATGTGGCAAGAATTTTGCCTTACCTCCCGGATAACGAAGAGGGGTTCTAAAATGAGAAGGCTTTGTCATCCACGATTTTCTCAGTAAAAATAAACATAATCTTAACATGGCACTTGAGTTTTCCCGATAAAAAACATCGTCGCCGTCCATAGATATTTGCATAGTTATGCAAAAAATCCAGTTTTCAATGAATTAAGGGGAATTATATCAATTGCATTCTATTCAACACAATATTCGGTTAGCGATTCACATCTCATCCCTCATGATGGAAAAGGCATATCCAACTTTGTAATTGTTTTTCTCATCATCATTTTGATTACTAAAGTGCTGTTTGCCTCTCTTTTGGAGCAAAGTAGCCTTGCGGCGGGCGCGTTCAGTGGTTGCATTGATTCTTTGTGCGTGCTCTGTGTCACGGATGGCGCGCAGCATGTCAGAAAGCACGGTAACGGGAGTTTTCATGGTGTTCTGGTCCTGCTGAATTGTGGATGCCAGGCGTGCGGCGGCTTCGGGGTCTGATGCCCCGAGCTGCTCCAGATAGCTGGCGACCGGGTTATGGCGGATCTCCGTGCTGCTTACGCCGTGATTACGGCTCAGGCGCTGCCAGAGCTGCGTGATTCGGCTGTCCGGGCGGGTATCCGGTTTGCGTACAATTTCAAATCCCTGCGGTGCAATGATGCTGCCGTCAACGTACAGAGTGCCGCCCCGTAACAGGTGCTGCATCTGCTGTTCACCGATATGCAGGCCGAGAGATTCGGCAGACTCCCGCCATTCTTTAGCGAGTAACTCGTGGTTATCAGGCAAAGGCCGTGGCTGTTTGCGGCTCTGTGTCCAGTTCTGCATTTCATCACTGCTGTTTTTTGCCTGTTTGTCACGCAGCGAACGCATCAGCGCCCGGCGTTCGTGCCGTTTCAGTGAGCGCATCCACTCATCCACATCAACGCCGTCAGGGATCTGCGTCCACGGTGTTGGTTGCTCTTCCGACTGTTCTGTCCCGCTGTTGCCTGTTTCCTGTACACGGAGACAGTTATTGCCACGAGTCCAAGGGGCGGCAGGGCCGCCCTGAAGGTCAAAACCATTTTCGTGGGCGCTGTCTTCCGCTTCCGGTTTACGTCTTACCAGCTTCCAGTTATCCGGGTGCGTGCACACGCGGGAAGATTCCCCGATTTGTGGCGACCAGATCCCGTAAATCTGTACGCTTTGCTCGCCGTAATCGTTCAGCTCTTCTGCGAGGTCGTAGGCGGTGCGAATCAGGTAATCCTTGCGTGGAACAAGTACGCCACCCTGTTTCTCAATGTAGGTGGCAAAACACCCGGCATCAGCGGCAGCGAGTACCGCATCCATTGCGTCATTTTCCAGACGTTGTGGACCTTCCGGGCTGCGGGCCATCTGACTGGCAAGGCGGCGGAGTTCACGCCATACCTGACGGGAGGGGATACCAAAGAACTGGAACTGGCGGACGCGGTGAAGGCGCGCCCAGCCGATGGCGCGTTCCACGCTCTCGGCCATTGATTTTCCGGTTTCGTGATCAACGCGTGGCTTGCCTGTTTTCGGGTCAATGCCATCCACGGCGCGGCTGTCCAGGTTCTTTCCGATGTAGGTGGCGATGTAGCTGGTCGGCGTACCTTTCGAACCGTCGACGTACTCTGCCTTAAAGCGCGGAGTTATGTCATTGCCCAGCTCGTGGCGGTCTTCGCGAATGGCAATATCACGGGTGATGTCCACGATGCTGTCGATTTCTTCAGGATGTGCAAAGACCATCATGTGCCAGTGCACGGTGCCGTCATGGTGTGGCTCAACCGTGCGGATGCCATACCAGCGCAGGCCGTCGCGGTTCAGTTTTTTGCGGACTGCCTTAAAAAAAGTGTTAACCAGGTAATCGCTGGAATCGCGCATGGTGGTGCTGTTCCATTTGGGATTCGGATGACCGCTCTCCGTTGTTGCGTGATATTTTGACGGGCAGGTAACGGTCAGAAATACCGCTTTGTCGCCACGGGCTTCGGCCAGAAGTTCCAGCCCCTTCATGGTGGCCATCATTTCTGCCTTACGGTGGACCGGGTTACTTACTCCCGCGTAATACACCGTCTCGAGATCAATCGTGAACCCGTCTTCATTTTCCAGCATGAAACTTTTCAGGAAATCGCGTGTTTTCTCGCGCTGTGCGCGAAATTCACTTAATGCGTCCTGACTCAGATAGGGGGATGTTTTTCTGGAAACCAGACAGGCAGCGCGGAGTTGTTCCTCTCTCCATTCGCAACGTAAAAGCCACAATTTGCGTTTCCACCAGTCCGCACAGGTCAGGCGGAGGATTGCACCCGGCAGCAGTTCCGTGTCCGGTTCGTTCTTCCGGTCTTTGTCTGTTGTCAGTGCGTCATAATGCGGCGGCACTGTCTGCAGATGTAACGCCATGCGGGCCAGCATCTGATACGCCTTCAGCGTTATATCCATGGTCAGCTCGCCGTCGATCGCGCCAAAGTCATCGCAGAGTTTTTCGAAGGTGCTGCTGAACATCGCCGCCGTCATGGTGGCCAGCGTCTGTATCTGGTGTTTGTTGAGCTGCGGCAGGTAAAGCAAATCGTCCAGGCGTTCGCGTCCGGCAAGGGAGCGATACCCCTGTGTCAGCCAGCGGCTGTCGGTGCGCTCCAGACGTTCGAATATTTTGCGCAGGTTTCCGCGCGCGTAGCGTTCGGCCTGCCAGCTCTTTTTGCCTTTCTGACGATCGGCTTCCTGCTTCTTGCGCAGGAACGAGAGGTGGCGGCTCAGGGGTTCTCGCAGATAAACGGGAAGCACCTTCAGTGTGGCAAAGGCACGGGCCACCGGGTCTTGTTCTGTTGCCCGGCGCTTACTGATGATGCTTTGTGCCAGCTTTTCACGCTGTCCGGCTTCCTCAAGGGATGCCATGAGTTTTTTACCCATGGCGGATTGTGCGAAAAAGGCTTCCTCTTTCGCTTCCTGTTCTTCTTGGGCCTTTTTGTCTGCCTCAAGGTAGTAACGGATGGCGCGTTGCAGGTCGGTTTCAGTTTCCTGCCTGCGCTCCGTAAATCTGGCCGGATCAATGGCTGGCCGTGGTTCATTCCAGCTCCATGCAAACTCACTCATGGCTTGTATCCCGTCACGCGCTGCCACTCCTGCGAGAAGAGGGCGGAAAGGCGGTTAAACTCAGCGGTGTATTCACTCAGCGAGGCACACCCGCCAGCAGTGCGATGCGCCAGCATTGCCGCAAATACGGAGGCCGGGGAGTCGTAATACGCCAGCAGTGATTCGCCGTGCGGTGTCAGGCAGTGCAACGCCAGTCCGTGTGGTGTGAGGTCCACGCGGTAGCAGTCGTCTACTGTGAAATAAAGGGTATCCACATTCTCCGGTTTTGTGGTGCGTGCTCTGTTGTCACGACCACGAATGTAGAGATCAAATAATCCCCGAAGAATGGGAGCCAGACGGGTGTCCTGTGTGCGCACCCATCTTGTGAAGTCATGAGTGTCAATCATGCTGCAATTCTCTCTACTAAGGATGTGCGAAGGCTTCCTGCCAAAAAACTCAGAAGCGGTCGGTTACAGAAATTGGCGTTCTACGAGTAGTTATTGCTGGCTTGAGGTTCATTTCTGTTTAATTCCGTGCATGCTGTAGAAGAAATCAAAAGTGTTATCTATGCGTATCATGAGCTCACGCTGCATCGCTTCTGGTGTTTCTGGTTCACCTGGTGAGCCAACTCCCGCGAAGAAATCACCGATCTCGCTTTGAATAAGTGCCTTTAGCGTTGCTGAGGAATTCACGTGTGTGCGGTGATGTCTGCGAGTGATTCTTCTCCTGCTCATTTGCGTGGATCCTGTACCTGTCGGATAAGATTCACCCGCGCCACATTAGTGGCGCAGAAGTAAGTACCGTCAGTGAGATAGATGTGGTGTGCATCCTTTTCTGAGCGGTGTTTGTCGATTGTGGTAATCAGGCGTTCGTCGACTTCGTATTCACGTCCTCTGGAAGTGAAACGAACGACAGGAAAATGCTTAATTGCCATTACGCCTCCTGGGCGTGTGCGAATACCTCCGCGAATGCGAATTGTTTTTACATTTTCTTATTTAACCTAGGGTTTTTATTTGCGCTGTTATTCGCCAGTGAAAATGCGTTCAATCTTTTTTACTGAATGAATAATTTGCATAATCTCAATGGCGCAGACCACCGAAATAATCAGGACAAGCCATGAGATAAATATACTCATGCAATATTCCCCAGCTTATACGGTTCAATATGCTCCCCGCATTCTGCGGCACAGATCAGCTCGGAAAGTTCGTTAAGTGCATCCAGATCATCAGAGTAAAAAGCCACGTCATACAGACTCCGGATTGCCCTGGTCAATGAGTCACGGGCTGCACGTTCAGCATGAGCACCTGATGCACTTAAGCGAAAATAAAAACGCTCAAGTGCTTTGTTAATGAGAGTTTTATATTCTTTGCCCATCGCAACGCCCTTTAATCTGCTTTCTGAATTTCAGCTTCTGAATCCATACAAATAATTTCGATATAGGGTTCATCGCCATTAATCTTACGTGCTTTTTCAGCTTCGCTAATGATTCCGTGTACAGTCTGGTACGGAAGTTCTACGGTCAGGCGCGTGCCGTTCAGATAAACGTAAGTAGCTGCATTTTTTTCTGATGGGACAACTCCATCAATAGCTGATGCGCGCAATAACAGTTCACCGCGAAAATCAATAAAACGGATAAATACACCTTGTGCATGCTCTTTGGTCATAACGCACCTGTTATAAATCAGTCTGTTTAATAAAACTTTGCCCGCGAAGCAGACGATCAACCGTGCGAAGTGCTTCGTACAATGTGAAATCCTGTCCAAACTGATTGTCGCCGTTGCTCAGAGCAAAAATGCGGTTTCCGGTAAATGGGTTGCGTTGGCATCTGTGAACCACGATTCCAGCTTTTTCAATCAGCCAGGTGTGTTCGCCAATTTGTTTTACTGTATGGCCATCTGGCGTTGCGTGCGTCTCGCTCAGGCTGTAGCGGATGTTGCTGCGTGATGCGCTGGTAGCGAAACGGTTAGCTTGGCGTTCCGTTTCGGTGCGAAAATTACGGCGTTGCTTCAGCATAAAATGACACCTCGTTATTTTGTCATCTGCACGTATTTCTCTGCGTTTCTGATGGTTTTCAGGAAAATTGCGAAGAGATTTACTGTACGTTTTGAGTTTTTTTCTTCTTGGTTGATGGGAAGGGCTGCTCTGTCAGCCTGCCTTTTCACTGCATTAACAGTTTGATTGGTACGCTTCGCGTAATCTTTCAGGCTTTCTTCGAGTACCGGTAATCCATGCTCATCGCGGTATGGGTAGAACGCCGCCAAACGCTCAAAATCCGCTTGCTCGTATGTGTTCAAGAGCTTTGTCATGATGTGATAACCTGTTCAGTCTGTGGTTATTTGTTGCTAAAAGTCGTCTATAGGCGACTTTTAGGGTTAATTTAGTCGTCTGGAGACCACCATGTCAAGTGGGTACGAAAAAAAACTGAAAGAGATACGGAAAAGTGAAGGGTTAACTCAAGCTGAGTTTGCTGATGTTACTGGGATAAATCTCGGAACTATAAAGAATTATGAGAGCGGTAAAAGAGAGGTTGGTTTAAGCGTTGTTGATCGCGTAATTAATTCTAAGGATTTCGAAAAATACACTATATGGCTTATGACGGGAAAAACAAATGAGGCTGCTGGGCAGATCAGTCCCTCTCTCTCCCCTGATGGGCCAGAAAACACATCGTCTTCTCAAAAATCCCGCAAGACTGGTACACAGCCCGGCTAATCATGGAACGCTGGGGGCATGGTGGTCTTGTAACGCTGGGGTTTCACGAATGAGCATAAAATCAATTCCCGGAGGGTATCTTCTTGACATGCGCCCTGAGGGGCGTAAAGGCAAACGCATTCGCAAAAAATTTAAAACGAAATCGGATGCAGTTTTATATGAGCGGTGGGTGCTGGCGCAACAGCATAACAATGAGTGGAAAGGAAACTCTATTGATCGCCGTCCTCTGTCAGTGCTTATTGACTTGTGGTGGAAATACCACGGCCAGCTAATGAAGTCAGGGCATAACACGCGCCTTAAATTGCTGCGCTTGAGTGAGGCAATGGATGACCCGTGCGTGCATAAACTTAATACAACGATGCTCACCGAGCTACGTGTGTCCAGGATAGAGCAGGGGATACAGCCCAGCACCATAAATCGAGAGATTGGGGCGTTAAGCGCGATGTTTACCGCACTCATCTCATCCGGCCATTTTCTTAACGATAACCCCGTTCAAGGCCTTAAAGGAATGAAGGTTAACGAGCGCGAAATGGGATACCTGAGTAAGTCTGAATGTGTTCAGTTGCTGGATGCACTGGCTGAAAATCCCGATGAACGGCTGGCTGTCGAAATCCTTCTGTCGACCGGGGCGCGATGGGGCGAGGTAGCGGCACTGGAGCAGCGCCGTGTTCTTCATTGTCGAATCACTTTTTCAAAAACGAAGAACAGTAAAAACCGCACTGTCCCGATCTCCGAAAATCTGTTTGAAAAGATCAAAAAACGGGGCGGGAAACTAGTGTTTCCAACGCTGGATTATCCATTGGTTCGCGATGTCATCAAAACGGTCGCACCTGATGTTCCTGACGGCCAGGCTGTTCATGCGCTGCGCCACACCTTCGCCAGTCATTTCATGATGAACGGCGGCAATATTCTGACGCTCCAGAAAATTCTGGGGCACGCAAAGATTCAGACAACGATGATTTATGCCCATCTTGCGCCGGATTACCTGCAGGATGCGGTGAGGTTTAATCCCTTGGGAGGAATGTAACTATGGAAATAAAAAAACCTACAAAAAAAGAGTTATATGACTATTTACTATCGAAATATATAGAAGATAAATGCAAAGAAGAAGCTGATGAAATCAATAAGAAGTCGATGAGTCGTGTCAATAAACATAAGGAGCGGCTGATGGAGATTACGCCAGAAATCTTCTTCCGTTTCTTGTCTGAGAAGGGGATTTCCAGTGTCTGCCCTTCATGTGGATCGTCTCGATTATCTGTGCCTGAAAGTATGGATCTTTGCTGGGATAAAAATAAGAAACCAGAAAATTTTAACAATCTACCCTTGGAGGAGCAGAGTGAGTTAATTAAAGAGAACATAAAGCATTATGTATCTTATACTTTTTTGGGTGATGTTAAGAGCATACCTGATATGCGCAAAACTTATTACACGCTGCATTGCCTGAATTGTGGTTACCTGAGCCTTTACCGTACGTCTGCGGTGCTGAAGTGGTTGGAGAAAGACAAAGCACAGGATGGTGAAAATGGGTAATGTAGCAAGAAACCTTTTCGGTAATTCAGCAGGTAGTATGTCGCATTCTGAGCGTGATGTGCTTTATCATGGCGGCGATGGCGGCAGTAGTGGAGGTGGAATGTCAGATAAACTTGAAAGGCGAATTGAGCGACTCGAAAGTGATTTATCGCTAACAAGAAACGACCTTGCGACGCTTGCTGAACGCACTACAAACCTCTCAACCAAAGCCGATGTTGGTGAGGTGAAGGGTGAGCTCAAAGCAGACATTGCTCATCTGAAAGGTGAGCTTAAATGCGATATTGCGAATCTGAAAGGTGAGCTTAAATCTGATACAGCTAACCTGAAAGAGCAGCTCAAATCAGACATTAACAGCCTGAAGGGTGAGCTTACCGAAGCGATGGATAAACGCTTTGACAAGATTATGGATGAGATGAATCGGCGGTTTGACAAGGTTGATGATAATACGAAGTGGCGTTGGAGTGGCATTATTGTGCCAGTGTGCACAACCATTTTCACGGCGGCGGTCGCGTATTTTGTTGCTAAATTTGTTGGCTGATGATCCACAAAGTGACCACATCACTGTTACTTGCTGTGGTTGGCTGTGTTTTTGTGTGTCTGTAAGTTATTGATAATCATGTAACTTATTGATTTTTGAATGTAATTATGGCCGCTCTGCGGCCTTTTTTCTTTTCACTGTCGAAGAGTCACCGTAAAATCAACGCCATGACACTTCAGCAGAACGGATACC